ATCAACTGCTCACGTTCAGATAGACGGCGGGGACTTCTCAAGTCCCTTATAAACTTTAGTAGTAGATGCTTGGCTTTCCACAACATTCATCACCTCTATGAAGTCTGACAGACGCATAATGACGATCTCTTCCTTGCGGTCTGCCTTGGCTATGACAATGGGTTTTTGTATGCCTGACGCTGCTGTGACTGCCTGATCCAGCCAATCATAGACACGTCCAATATTTGCGTATCGTTTGCACTCTATGAGCCAGCGGGGGAGGTTGATGTCGCCCCCACTGTCGCGTGTCTGTGTCAGGTTCCGAGCTGCGTCATAGCCTTTCTCTTTTAAGAAATTAACTATGTCGCGCTCAAACTGATGACCCTTATTGCGTTGCATTTTACCCATTAGGTAACTCCGGTAACGGCATCCAATAACCATTGGGGAAAACAACAAAGACACAATCTTTTTCATCATCACCAGTTATGTCATCTCCGTAGATCCAAGCCCTTGTTTCTTTATCAAAACAAGCAACAACCATACCTTGCTCAAAATACTTAACTGTAAGAAGAACATAAGTACCATCTTTCGGCGCAGTTTTAATTGGTTGCCACATCAGAACGGAACCTCATTGTCATCGCGGGACACTGGGCGAGGATAGGATGGCTTTGCCTGACCATCTGGCTTCCAGTTGTTGACTTTAACGCTAATACTTTCCCATTTTTCCAAGTTATTCCAAGCAGATAGTTTGATCTCATCACCTGCTTTGTAATCTTGATCTAACACGAGAGTGCCTTTTAGGTCTGGACCTTGTGGGTGTTTCTTGTATTTATCAATACGCAGTGTGCCTTTGCCTGGTTCTTTAGCCATTACATTTGCTCCAAAATATCTTTATTGACGTTAGAAAGTTGCATCAAGCGTGAGGTTTTATCATCGTCGCTCAACTTCTTTGAGTCGCTGATCCGGTTGGTCAGATCCATGTAAGCGTCAGGCCAAGCGTCTTCTTCGCACCACATATGAACTTTGCGACCACCGTCTCCGTCTGGGATGTAAAGAGGGAACTTACCAGTCGTGTCCTCCTCGATCTCCTCAGCCAGCTCCATGTGTTGGATTTGCAAAGGTTCTTTGTAAGACTTGTCAAAGTCCATGACTTCCTCAACCGCATAGTGACCAAGGATGCAAGCAGGATAGACACGCCGCACACCTTCAGAGATCACCCGTGCAGCCAGCATAGCCCTAGGGTAATTCTTCCAGTTGTCCTTCTTGGCAAGCCCGATGTCGTGAGCCTGTTTGATAGTCCATGCCAGCGTCAGAGTGCCACCAGCAGCGTGTGAGAACGTCATCTCCACCTTCTCGTCAGTGTATGTGCCATACTCAACCTTGCCACCAGCAAGCTGGAAACGTGCAAGAATGGCCTGAGACTTGAGGGCAGGACGACCTTGGATGATGTCGTATTCCTGCACAACCGTTGCAGGGTGCTTGTTCTCAGCCTGAGCCACAGCCATGATAGCCATGACCTGATCCTCAGACTTGAACCCATAAAACCCTGACTTTACAATGGCTTGCGCCATAGACTTCATGTCATTCACTGGCACTAGATTCGTCATCTTCGTCTTCCTCTTTTGTTAACTCAATGTCGTAAACCTTTGAAATAAAATCCATAATGTCTTTCAAAGGGAATGTGGCTGCTGATGACTGATTGCTGTTTGTTACAATCGCTGTGATGGTGTTGTCACCATTGTCACAGAACGTCAGCATGGAATGTTTTTCATTAAATAACCGTACTTCTGTCTTCATCATTTTTTTGCCCTACCTTTCATAACAAATTTAATTTTAGGTTTTCTGATTACATATCCATATGCGTAAATTTCACATCGTAAAAAAGTTTCTTCATATAAAAGAGCAACGATCTTTGGTATGAAAGCTTTCCTCGTAACAAAGGTTGGTTCATAATTCATTTGACCAAAAACCTTCTGGAGCCAGCAGTTTCATCCTTGTATTGCTCGTAAAGTTTAGGATTTTCCTGCTCAAAACGCTTGGCGTTAAACCGTTTAGATGCCTTTGCCGTCTTCCATGTGACCAGAATATCACCAGCCACGTTGACCAGCTCTGCCTTGTCACCCATGAAAGCCATAAGTTTAGCCTGTGCAAACTCTTCCTTGGCTTCCAGATCCTTGATCTGACCCTTCAAGTGACGCAATGCCTCGACATATTCCTCAATGACCTTAGTTGCCATCATGCTTGAGCCATCGTCCTTGCGGTATATGCTCTGGGCCTGTGCAACGCTTTCAGGGCTGGGCAGTTGGCCTGTTTTGTGCATACCCCACCAGCCAGCAGCGCGTTGAATGAAATCTGACCTCATCTCGTCTGTGACATCAATGCGCCACCAACGGAACCGCTGACCACCGAACAGCACCGCAAAATAAATGTGCGGCACGTTGAACACGGTAGCCTCATGGATGCACTGCACAATGTCCTGCTCTGGCAGCTTAGTCCACGGTTCATCCATCTCAGGGTATTTCTTGAACTGGTGATCGCCAAAGTTCTTAACCTCCAGCAGACCGTTGTCGCCTGTCCAGAAGTCACCATGTGCGCGAAGCCAGGGCTCTGTGCTGTGCGTTCCAGCTACGTCAAGATCACGAACTGATATTCCAGTCTGTTCTTCCCACAACCGCCCGATTGCGCTTTCCAGAAAGAGGCCCATTTGTACCGCTTCGATGCCTGATAGATCAGCACGTTCCTTTTCGCCCCGCTTCTCCAGCAGCACGTCAAGGAGCTGACCCGAAACTGCACGTCTCGAATCTGTTGCCCACCATGCGTTTTTGCGGTCTTCTGGCGCAAAGCCTTCTCCAATAATATGTCCACCACTTGCCATGTTATGCCTCTCCTACTGCTTTGCCGTTTTTAATATCAAAAGCGGCTGATTGAACATCAACTTGCAAGAGAGTCAGACCATGTAAAACATCCGCATAAACCCCAAGCACCTCACGTTGCATCAAATGCGGGTGCAATGAATACAATCCGTGTTTGGCCTGTTCCAGCACAGTGTGCATGTTGCTCAAGTGCTGTAGGTTTTGTTCAATTTCTTTTTTCATAGTAGCGACCCTCTAGGACTATCTTAATATATTAAATTATTAGCCCTGTCAACCAAGTTGCTAAATTATTTTACCTGTGTTAAAAATTAGTTCCCTTAACTTAAACATGGAGACTAAAATGTCCGACCAACTCGTTAGAAAGTCTATGCTTTTTCCTGAGACACTGTGGACTGAAATCGAGGATTTCCGTTTCGACAACCGGATCAAATCTGATGTTGAGGCAATTAGACTTTTGATGAAAGCTGGGTTGCATTTTATTAAATTGCAGCAAGATGACCAATTTGTTCAAGCTGAACAGGCTGCTGTGGAGCGTCTTAACTCACAGGTGTAACATGGCTTATAAGGTCAAAGACTGGAACAAGTTCCAGCATTTTAAAGACAGAAAGCCGCCTTGGATTAAGCTCTACAGGGACATCTTGGATGATCTTGAATGGCACGAGCTTGACCCTCTGGCAGCTAAAGCACTGGTTGCCATCTGGTTAATTGCTTCTGAGAACGATGGCTGCTTACCTGACACCAAAAAACTTGCGTTCAGACTTAGGCTTTCAGAAAAGCAAACAATATCAATTGTCTCACAGCTATCTCATTGGTTGATACAAGATGACATCACGATGATATCAGATCGATATCAAGATGATAGTCTAGAGAAAGAGATAGAGACAGAGGTAGAGAAAGAGAGAGAGACAAAGTCTTGTCGCTCCGCAAGCTCCGCTGATTTTGATCGCTTTTGGAGTTTGTATCCTCGAAGGGAAGGCAAGGGCAACGCCGCCAAGGCATGGCCTAGAGCCATTGCCAAGGCATCGCCTGAACACATCATCCAAAAATTGGAGGAATGGAAAGAATCAAAGGGCTTTCCAATGGATGCCAAGTTCGTTCCATTGCCAGCAAGCTGGTTAAACGCTGAGCGTTGGTCTGACGAAATGGAAAAAGATGAGTCTATTTTCGGAGCCTTTGGCTCGTCAGGGACGAACAAAGAGGAAGAAATTGAACGGATCAGAAAGGAAATGGCTGAGTTATGGCAAAACCAATAGAAAAACAGACAGTCAAGCTAAACGATTGGGAAGAAAAGGCTTTGTATTTTATGAAGCTAAAGGGAAATGGTCAGCAAATTGGCTACATGATACGCAAAGAAGACCCAGCGTCTGAAGTCTGGTGGAAATATTTCATCAACAAAGGCATGAAGCAAAAAGCCCATTACCTCGCCTCACGCATGAGGCAGGACAAAGACTACATGGTTCCATGCCAAGACCCTAACGATCTTGATCCAGCTTACAGACCACCTGCCAAGCCTAGGATGCCCTATAAAGACGAATAAACGGACCGCCAGCGGCAAGGAATAAAAAATGCGTGTCCTAGTAGCCTGCGAGTATTCAGGGGCCGTCAGAGAGGCTTTTAAACGCAAAGGCCACGAAGCATGGTCTTGTGACCTATTGCCTACTGACCAGCCAGGTTTGCACTATCAAGGGCCAGTGCAAGACATCCTTGGCGAGCAATGGGATTTGCTGATCGCACATCCACCATGCACTTACCTAGCCAATTCTGGGGTCTCACACCTGCACAAAGACCCTGCCAGGTGGCAGCATTTAGACGAGGGTGCAGCGTTTTTTAAGCTGTTTTTGGATGCAAAAGTGCCCAAAAAGTGCATAGAAAACCCCATAATGCACAAATATGCCCGCGAGCGGATCGGTGGTAAAAATCCTACCCAGATCGTGCAACCTTGGATGTTCGGGCATCCTGAAAGCAAAGCAACCTGCCTCTGGCTAAACGGTCTTATGCCTTTACGCGAGACAAACAACGTGCGCGAGCACATGCTGACCTTGCCAAACAAGGAACGCCAAAGGCTGCACTGGTTGCCGCCTGGCCCTGACCGCTGGAAAGAACGGTCTAAAACCTTTCAAGGTTTGGCGGATGCTATGGCAGAGCAATGGGGATAAAAAAAGACCACCAGAGCGGATCATGGTGGCCTAGTCAGGGAGGAAAACACCAGCAAGGCTGATCTGTTTGTTATAGACCCATACGCGAGGCACTGCAACCGGAAAGCACAATTGCCAAGATCATTGCAAGGCTGGAATAGAACAAAAACAATGCCAGCCAGTTTTTAATGTCCTCACTGTGCATCGGTTTTGGCCTCTGTTGCCTGTTCTGTGCCAGTGTAGGGCTCTGGTGGTGCTAGTTTAGCAGCCATTTCACGGGTTAAAGCTGCCTCAATCTCGTCAAGACGCTCCGCAGCAGGATCAGGATCACCAGGCACAAGGCTTGCCAAGACTGCATATCCGGCAGCAAGCTCAGGATAGACACTTAGCGCAGTGTTTTTATTGCTGATCTTGGTCTCAAGTGCTGCAATGTGACAAAGCACCATGTCATAGGTTGATATGGTTTTGTTGGCTTTGATACTTGCTAATTGTGCTGCTTTAGCCCAAAAAGCACCAGTTTCGCCAAAGTTATATTCTGCATTGTGTAGTTGTTGTGCTGAGTGAACAAGTGTGTCGTCAAGTGTCATTTTAAACCCCTTATGCTGCTTTCCAGTGTGTTTCGTATGGTGTGATAATGATCTCATCTTGATCAAATTTGACCAGTTTATAGTCCCAACCAATTGGCAAGCCGATAGTTTCAAGCTCGTATGTGCTATAAATGCGTGTCTTATAGCCAGACTGCTCAATCTTTAAAGCCTCTGCCAAAGCCTCCTGGTGCGTGGCATACACTGCCAAGACCTTGCGCCATTTGCATGATGCAGTACCACCAATGCGATATGCTATTTCATATGTATTTTTCATAATAAGACCCCTATATGTTTATATATTAACCAAAAACTACCATGCACCAATAGCAGAGATAGCACCAGACTATCAGGCCAAGCGTAGCGAAGAGACTGTCTAAGATTGTTTCAGTGTGTTTCATGTTATTCCCCATTATGCCAATTCTGCGCTTGTGTCATACCATGCAGCGTGCTCTATCACGCCACGGTCTTCGTCTTCGTCTTCGTCTTCAACGTCTGCTGCGTAAGCTGCAATCATTCCTACAGCAATTTCCTGCCAATTAACGTCTGACAAGAACGCCAGGGCATAATCAGTGGCAAGCTGGTTGCTATCGTTAGACACTGCCTCTGTTGCGTATTCTTTGAGGCAGTCTGCCAGCTCATATTTATCGAGACGACGACCAAAGTCGCAAGGTTCCATGTTGTCAAAGATTTCGAGATTGACACGCCATGTGGCATAGTTAGTCCAGCCGTTATATTTGTTTGACATTGTAGTGTTTCCC